GATACATTGCCTACGATCATTTTTGCACTGGCAAGCGCCAAGTCGCCCACTTCCAGGGAAATGTCAGGAAGCGTCATGATTGCTCCGGATTCTGCGACAATCGACCCGCCGGATTCAACGGTTATCTTGCCGCCATCGGCAATAACCATCTCGTCCCCGCCCTGTTTTCGATATACTTTCGGAAGATATGAAGCATCTAAAGTCATTTTATTTTATCCTTTTTCGGTGGTTGCCCCGGCATGGCCCGGAAAAGACCATGCCGAGTAGTCGTTAAGACCCGATTAAGTTAAGGGCGGGCAATTCTGCAAATCGCCTTTGATTGTGATTACCGCCTGTGGCAAATCCTGAGCAGTCCCGGTTTCTCCAGGGGTGACCTTGACAAACCGTTTGCCGCCGACGTAGCCGACCTTGATAATCCCAGGAGCCTCACCGTTTGCGTCAAAGGTTGCAATGACACCACTGGCAGGAGTAACGCCCAAAACGTCGGCAGCCGCAACATTGGTATAGGCACCCGCCGATCCGGTTCCGTCGTCGTCGGCATGGGTCATCGTAAAATTCCAATAATTAGACCCGTCCAAAGTTCCAGCTTCAACCCCCACGCAGATCAGGATTACAGCCGAATTGCAACCAGCCATGTCAATTACAACCTCGGCAGGAGCGCCACCGTTGGTTCCTACAACCGGCGCAATGGACTGTTCAGCAATAATTTTGCTATAAAGATCTTTCATTTCGTTTTCTCCTCATTGGAGCGCCGGAAGCCCCGGCGCATTTTGTTTAACTTGTTGCGATTTTAAAAGCCTTAATAGCCTCAAAATTGATGATGCCGCCGCCGACCCGTTTTGTGGTGTAAAACATGACATACGGTTTGCTCGTATAAGGATCACGCAACACCCGGATTCCGAAGCGATCAATAATCAGATACGCCCGTTTGAAATTCCCAAAGAAAATGGGGTAGGTGCTTGCGCCAATGCTCGCCACATTGTCGTCATAGGCAATGGGTTTGCCAAGCAGGGTGTCTGGCGCGTTCTCCATCAGGCCCGGACGCCACAGGTAGTTGCCTTCTCCATCTTTGAACTGGCGCAGTTTCAGCAGCGTGGAGTCGTTCATCAAAAAGGTTGCGCCGTTTCGATAAACAGGCTTTAACGCATGCTGAAGATCAAACAGCTTATCCACGTTGTTCAGCAGGGAAGCATGGCCGCCGAAAATATACCCGACTTTGCCCCAGGCATAAGAAGAATTGGCGATCATGGTATAAGCCCCAATACCTTTGGGCTGTTCAACGCCGTTGCCGGTAATAAAGGTGGTCCCTTCCTGCTCGTTGAATTCAATGGACACTTCGTCTCCGAGCCATGCCGCAATATCGACACGAGCGTCATCCAGAAGGGTCTGCGTGGCCGCCGGGTTCGCGTATAGCTCTTTGGTGTTGATTGCGATTTCCACAAGCGACGGGGTGCTGGTCTCGGTCCTGGCTCCCTTTTCTCCCACCCACCCGGAAGTTGCGCCGCCAATATTGACGAGCTTCTTGTATGTATCGGTTCCGATGGTTCGTACCGTTGCAAGTTGCCTCATGACGGATACGGTTGTTGCGATCCGATCAATAGTGGTTTCCATTTCTTCAGGAACCAGGAATCCTCCGTCCGGATCTGACAGGGTTGACAGCCCGGCCTGAATTTCCAGATCACGAAGGCCGCCTTCGACGCCTTTTCGGAAAAATTTGTTAAAAGCTGCGTTGTGTTCGGATTTTGCCTTATTGGCTTCGGAAGATCCGCCGCCGGGAAACTGAGCGATTGCCACAGCTGTTTCAATGGCCTCAAGCTGTTTTTTCAGCGCGGACAGTTGGTTCAGGTCCGCATTGATTTTGTCAATTTTTTCGGAAAGAATTGGATCGCTTTTGCCGGATTCCAGCTCCTTGATTCTCTTGTCGTTATCGGCCTTGAATGCTTCAAACGCTTTGCCGATTGTTTCGATTGTCTCTTTTAACTCAGCCATGATATTAGCTCCTGAAAATGTTAAGAGTTTGTTGTGCTGTGATAAGCAGTTCGTCGTTTTCGTTATGCCAGCCTCGCGCCAGCAATGCCTTTGCTTTATTCTTAGAAAGCCCTCCTACATCACGCAGGATTCGTTCAATACTTCTGATGTCTGGCTCTTTACCATCGTTGCTTTTTAATTCATCCGGAACATTCGCAAACATGGATAAATCAAATTGAGCCTTCGCTGTTTTTGCATCAAGGATGGTATCAACAAAGCCTTTTTCTTTTGCCTCTTTTGCCGTCATCCATGTAGTTGCTTTCAGCATATCTCGGATTTCACGCTTTCCGGTATTCGTGTTGCTTGCGTAAATATCCACCATGCTTTCATCTATTTTTGCCAGTAGGTCTGCTGTCTCTTTCAATTCAAACTGATTGCCAGCAGTGTAGGCCCATGAATTATGAATCATAATCATGGTGTTCTGGTACGCCTGCTTTTCTTTCCCGGCCATTGCGATTATCGACGCCGCGGACGCCGCAAGAGCTTCATTTCTGGTAATGATATTCGATTTGTGAGCCTGTAACGTGTTAAAAATGGAAACAGCATCAAACACGTCCCCGCCTGGGGAATTGATTCGTACCGTGATAAGTTTCTGGTTCATTTCAGCCATTGCCCTGGCAAAATCACCCGCTTGGTTGTATGGCCACCCGATATAGTCAAAAATCAAAACTTCCGCTTCATCATCTGATTGCGCTTTGATTTCATACCAGTCCGGCCTATCAAGCGGTTTATTCCAGTATTTGGCTACAGCTTCAGCGTTTTTGACTGTTCGATATGCCAGATTCATTTTTTTGTATCCTTGCTTTTATCAGCAGGCTTTATATCCTCAGACTTCAGGGAGCTTGTACGAGTCCGGTACACTTCGCCACCTTCATAGCTGTTCATGTCCTCAAGTTGCCTGCATTCATTTGGGTTTAAAATTTCAGAATTGACGCCTACCTGATAGGCAGCGAACCGCTCTGTGATATTGCCACGCAAAAGTGAATTGACATTAAATTTAGTGTAATATCTGGCTTGTTCTTCTTCTGTGAGCAGGTCCCTATCAATCGCGCTTTCAAAATTTACCGCTATCGGCGTGATGGTCATATCCACAAACGTGCGTTTGAATTCTGTAGCACTGGCATATGTCGTTGGAGAATCGCCGGCCTGCACCATCATGAGCGGAATCCCGAACATGCCGCATATTTGCGCCTCATTAAATCGACCCAATTCAAGAAATTGAGCGTCAACGAGTTTTATGGGCGGAAAAACAATGTCCATGCCCTCATCAATCACCATGAAATCATGGCTGTTTCCAAGCCCGGCATATTTTTCTTTGTAATTATTTTTCAGGTTCGCGTAAGCCGGTGCGTTCAGGGATTCCGGGTGCTTTAAAACCGCACCTGGATGCATGCCCTTTCCAAACCAGCGATTTAAAAATTGCTCGCTCGCAAGCCCAAGCCCAATTGATTCACGGGCATATTCAATGGGATTCATGCCTAAAATGCCGTTACCCATCACCATGCCACGGATATGCAAAATTTGATTTTGCTGATAATCGGAAGTTGATGATCCGTCTATTGATTTAATCGTATAGGTTAGGGAGTAATCATCATTTTGGGTAACTTTCTGTACGCGCCCTGGCTCAATCGGAATCAGCATTTTAATGGCACAGCCTGGAATACGACTTTTGAACGCATAAAAATTTCCGCGCATGGAAACATGGACAATGGCCATGCCCCAAAACTCGGCAGCCGTCATCCAGGAATTGGGGAATTTGCCTATTTTCCGGTATAGATAATGCTCGGTGGCCTTGCCCTTGACGCCGTTGACATCTTCCATGAGCTGGCACGGCATTTGAGAAATGCAATTGTATAGAACCTTGACGCAGTTATGCACAGTCATCAGGCGCATTGCAGTATCGGAATTCACGGAAATGCCGGAAGAAGAAATGCCACCGCCATAAACGGACAAAATCATCCGCTCAAGCTCCTGGCTATTCATGGCTTTGGGGGAAAATATGCTCTTTATTTTTGAGAAAATACTCAAGAAAGCGCCTTTTTGTAGATTTTTAGATAGGCGCTATTTTATATGGATTTTAAGGGGATTTAAAGTAATCGTGATAAAGAATGATAATATATTTTATTCAAAAATTGACTTAGGAAGATTTTTAACCACATCCCTGTGAATGCGAATTGAGCCACATATTTTTTTGGCTTCAAGCCGATCTTGGGCGATCCATCGGTAAATTGTTATCCATGAGAAGCCAAAATAACGAGCCACCTCTTGCACTGTAAGCCACTCTCTGTCGGGAAGCCGTTTTAAAATGTCAGCACCTCCGCATCTTCGGTTTCATAACCCGATTTGAATTGATACGCGTTAGCATCGGCCACGCCGCACGCCATTACAGCCGCCACCGCACCGTCTATCCGGCCCGTTGACAAGGTTTTTGATAAACGCCGATAGTCGTCAACCTCTTTAACGACCGCATTTGACATACACCACGTCATGACTGGATTTCCATCGTGTATGACTTCCTTATTTTTTAACCAGCCTTCAAACTTCTCAATGGCCGGGTGCATCGAGCGCGGTTCCTGGCCAAATGGCATGATTTTAATGCCTTCCTGCCTGCCAAAGTCCCAAAACTTCTTATCTTTATCCCATTTGCCGTGAATCAAGATAATCCCGGCATCATCAGCAGCAGAAAATAAGTCGTTTACCATCGCCCGGTCGTAGGCAATTCCCTGGATATCGTAATCCATGTTGGCCTGTTGAAGATGTTTAATTACATACGATTTCTTGATTGTTTTAACCGGGGGTGCCTCGATCCACTTCTGATCGCGCCAAACATCATACGGAACATGATCTTGATCACATTTTTGACGAAGGCTTGAACCGGGGACCCAAAAGAAAGATTTCAGCCGCCACACCGG